CGGCAGGGATAACGTAAGAACCGGAATGAACGTGCATAGGTAGATGATCTGTGCGGCCGGCAACGGGGCTATGAATTGGGCCGCTAAACAACCGAGGCATCTTGGGCTGTTTAACAGATTTTTCCATAAATTTAGGCATAGGACCGCCAAAAGCTTTAGTATGACGAGCCGTATCTAATGCTGCTGCAACAGCTTGATCGTGCGGATGACCAGCTTGGATCATCTCGCTAATGTTGTGGCTGATCGTCTTTTGAGATTTACCTGGGGTTAATGGCATGACAACCTCAACTATACGATACGGCAACAATCATGCCTGTTCCGGGAATTATAACTATACCTTTATTAACGGGCATATTAATGGTGTAAATACCGACCGTGTTAGCAATAATAGCAAGGCGAACGCCTGTTACGGCGGTTGCTACAGAATTGGCATCATATATGGTTCCAGTGGTGGAACCCGCGACAATAACGCTTACTTTAGCCACCCACCCAATTGTTGTTGCAAAATATGTGGCGGTGCTGATTTCATATGTGTTGATCGTGCCGGCAATGTTTTGCGTTGTATGGTTTAAAGCGTTAATGCCTTGTACACCATTTTTCTGCGTGGTTAAAATATCGTCAAGTGATGCCACTAGAACCTCCCGTCAATCTGATAGCGATATCTGATTGCACCTAAACGCCAAAACGTACCAACATCGCTCGATGATATATTGAAGGCCATAAGACGCGCTCTAATGCGAACGGAAATGTATTCTGTGGCTTGCGTCATCGTATAAGGGCCATATGCCACTGGCGTATCGCCAGGGTAATTGGTGACGTAGAATGTGATTTTTACCGTGGCATTTGGGTTGCCGGAATACGTTCCCCACTTCATGTCAGGCCAGATCTGATCAATAAAGATCAAATTGTCGGCCTCATTAAGTTGGAAATAACCCGTTTGGAAGGACGATAGCATGGCGGTAGTTTGTGTGCCGTTGGCGGCGTCGTTGCCTACTTCGTGCTGATACAGGTAATTATCAGACCCAGCACCAATAGGAGACCCAAGCACAGATTGATCAATCCAAGCAGTCCGGCCAAGAGTACCGTAGTCCCATTGTTGGAGAACCGTATTGTATTTAACATAGCTGTCGTTCTCAGTGGATGAAGCGGATGGATAATACCATGTTATCTCGTTGAATTGGCTGTTTACGCCGCAAGCAACTTTATAAAGGTATGACGTATTAATGTTTTGGAATATCACATCCCACACAGGGCATGGGATAGATTGAGGGCCGGAACTCATCGACATAAAGAACTGCTTTTGCGACATCCAATAGATAGCGCCGTTCAACTGACCCGTGCAGTGCCTTGATATAGCGCCGCAATTTGATCCAATTTTGTTAAACCCGTAAACGAACGGAGGCCCAATATATTGCATCGCCCAAAGGTCTAAGTCGGTCCATAAAAGACCCTGTTGTGGCCCTTGAATACCTGCAACAATCTTTGACCCTGTTGGGATGCGATACGATCCGGCCTGATTTGTTGGTGTTGCTACCCATTGGGTAAAGTCTTCTATGTCAGACCAACGGACAAGCATAGGATCAGGCGACAAGGTAAACGACGAACCATAAGCAATAACTTGGCGTTCAGGCATGGCGACGAAAATGCCGCTGTTTACCAATGGGCCATTACCGCCAACAATTTGCGCGTTTTGAAGCTGACCGCTTGGATCCCAATAATAGATTGCTCCACCTGCGGGACAGGCAATGAGATCTTGGCCAAAGTTATCAAGCGTCCAATCGGTAGCAGTAATTGCAGTGCCGGGGACAGTTGGCTGCGTTGTGCCAACACCAAATCCACCCACGCCAAAGCCGCCAACACCAAAGCCCGTACCTAAAGGTTGAGGACCGATAGCAACGTAAAACGTGGATTGCACTAATCCGCTATTAATGACGGTAGCCGTAGTCGGACCAACAGTAGACGTCGCGCTATTTGCAGCCGCAAACGTAAACGAGCTAGTAGTTAAAACACTTTGAACGGTATAGAGGCCAGAAAGCGGGATGCCACCAACTGTTGTCGATACGCCAACATAAAAAGAATCGCCTACGTTAAACCCGTGATTGTCAAAATAGGTGGTTACAATTGATGAACCACTTGTTGTCGCAAAAGCATATTCTGCAACAAGACGAGCCGTACCGGATCCAGAACCTACGCCAGTGGCCGTAAAAATAACACCGACCGTATTGGCGGCAGCGCCGATTGATGTAAAACTCGTCGAACCAACGGACACAATTTGATAAGTTTTACCGACAACAAACGATCCTCCCACAGTATTTGTGGATGTGTTAGCAGTCGCTGTAGCGTTGGATGACGCATAAATTGAATATTGAGTACCAGCGGCAGATTGAATTAAATAAGGTCCATTGAGAACCAACCCACCAACGGTTACGGGTGTGACATATGTAACGTAATCCAAAACGGAAGCCGTGATATTGCTATCGGTTACGGTTACTACATTTGAACCCGACGTAGTGGAAAACACGGGCGCGGTATTGGTTACAGATGTTTGAGGCGTGATATCAACAAGGTTATTGCCTGTTAAAACGCTCAATGAGGATTCAGCGCCAATACCGAGATGGTTCGTGGCGTTAAGATCTGCCCAACCTTTAAGGGCGCGTATTTTGGAACCGATGGATGACGCATAGTAGGCCACCCACCCGCCAAGCTTTTGAGCCAACCCATAACCGTTACGCTCTGGCAAAAACCGTATAAAAGACGACGACGAGTATGCTGCGTCGTTCAACGCAGGTGTTGTGTTGGTCTCTACGCCTGGCTTTAATTTAATTGTATTATGGGGCATGATTATCCCCTATTTGGCGTAGCAGCCGGCGCCGTCGAATAAGACGACCATGCCGAAGCTTCAAACTTTTTCCTATTTTCTTCGATTAGGGCGCTTGCCTTCAACGCCTGATATTGGCCTTCGTAACTTTGAGCCATTTGCGGATCGTCGTTCATCCGGCCAAAGTTTCTTTGATAAGCAGAGATATAAATCATAGACGCCATAATAAACATATCTGGCAGATATACGGATATAAAGGTTTGGGTATTCGTAGCCGAAAGCGGCGCAGAGCGAACGGTCCCAGTCAAACGAATAGCGTAATTGAGGTCAGGAATAGGACCGACAGTCATATTCTGACTAGTCAAACCAGTTGTGGCCGAATCACCGCCATAAACGGCAAAGTATTGTGGCAAGCCGGTAGTAGATCCCGTGCCATATACATTTTGAATAAATTCCTTTGTTACAGGCAACAAAGGCGCAGAACTGCCAGATCCATCAATAACTTCAAACGTCTCCATAACCACAAAGGCAGACGTTGGGATCGTTAAAGTGCCACTACCTGCCGTCAAGGAATAAGACGAATTGCTGATCTGGGTTGACAAGAAGTCAAGATCACGCTGCATCCGCAATTCGGCATAGCTAATCATTTGGGGCAAAATGATTTGGAAGTTGGTGTCCGTTGTGGGAACAACCGCCATTGTCGCTATTTGCTGGACGTAGGTGTTATAATCCATGTCTACACCATGTTAAATGCGGTTTGCTCGACTTCTGACACCCGACGGGACCAGCCTTTGCCAAAAGTACCATAAGTTGATAGAGATTGTAAGAAGGCTAGTCGGGCTTCGCATACCGCTGTAGCAACTTCACGAGCGTTTGCCGTTTCAAGAGCGCGTAACGTGGTGGGTCCGATTTGGCCGTCTGGATTGGTATTGAGTACCGACTGCAGGGCTTTTGCTGCGCGGGACGGCCCCGAGTTGATGGCAAAATCGAAGACGGCATAATCTACGCCTTCCGGCAGATTGTCACCGTTAATTGTATCCCAATATTTGGCCTTATACAACGGCATGACGTCGTTTGGCATTAACGCCTTAATGTCGTCTTTAGTCACGGGATGGCCAACCCACGCCTCCCAAGTTGCCTTGGTGCAGCCTAAATTGGTAGCCCCGCCGGGGTCGGAAGGATTATCAACGTATCCACCTTCGTTTTTAAGGACGAGAGCAAAGCATTTAGGCCAATTGGTATTCACTTTGGCGGATCCTCGTGTTTGTGCGCCGCACCAAAATAATAGGACAAAACTAAGGTTAAAGCAGCGTCCAAGGTTCCAAG